CAACAAGCCGTCATCGAAACCCTCGGTGAAGTCGACGTTGAGGCCACGTTGTGGGTGTTTCGTTTGCCAGCTCCAAAGGCCATCGACGCTGAACGTCTCAGTGTCCAGTTCCCAGAACTGGCACCGTCAGACACCGAGTGGTCGTATGCGCTAGCGGAGATTGGCGATGCGTACACCGACTACGTCACGAACGTTTCAGCACCTGAGCACGCCGTGTCACATGAGACGGCGGCCTATCTGCACCATCTGTGCAACCGGCTCAAGCCAGCCAAAGCGTTGGACTTGGGCTCAGGCTTTTCGTCGTGGGTGTTGCGCCAAGGTTGCAACGATGTCACCTCAGTTGACGACAACCCCGAATGGGCGGCCAAGACTGAAGCGTTCATTGGTGCCAGCGTCACCTCATGGGAACAGCATCTCGCTGAGCCCGGCGGCCCGTACGACATCATCTTTGTGGACCTCGCCAACGGTGATCTTCGCGAAGACGCAATGATTCACGCTGTGCCACTGAGCGCACCAGGCGGCGTGATCGTGTTCGACGACACTCATCACCCCGGCCACCTTCGTGTGGCGTTGCAAGCTTCAGCGTTTGCCGGGCTGTCGACGTTCACACTGCCACGCACACTTGATCCCATTGGGCGTTTCGCAACGCTGGCTGTACGCAGCGAACTTGGTGACGCTTACTCGCGAGCATCAAGGACACCGTCGGACATCAACGAGCACCTCGGTTGGTTCGTTGACTGCGTGCGACTCCTTGACGCCAAGAACGTCATCGAGCTGGGATCACGCTCAGGCGTGTCGACCACAGCGTGGCTATACGCCTTGCGTGACACCGGTGGGCGGTTGACAACCGTCGACCTCGATGTCGCCCCTCCAATCGGCACATGGCCGAACTGGCGGCATATCCAGGGCAACGACATGGACCCGGATGTCATCAGCCAGCTCGAACCAGCAGACATCGTGTTCTTGGACACCTCGCATCTCTACCAAGAGACGTGCCGTGAACTGAACACGTACCGCTGGCTCGTCAAGCCCGGCGGTGTGCTGGTGTGTCACGACTCCAACGTCGAGCGCTTCTACGAAGCACCTGACACCGAGCCGCCATACGCAGTGCGCAAGGCCATTGAAGAGTTCATCGACGACACAGGGTTCGACAAGTTCGACTTCCTGCATTGCAACGGCCTCACGGTCATAAAGGTGGTTTGACAACATGGCCATCGTCAACGGTTACGCAACGATCGCCCAGCTCCGTGAGGAGCTGGGCATTGCTGACAACAGCGACCAAACGAAACTGGAGACGGCCATCGCTGCCGCCTCTCGTCAGATCGACGGTTACTGCGGGCGACGGTTCTGGCAAGACACCACCGTCGTTGCACGCGAGTTCATCGCAGACGATTCACGCTGCCTTGAGGTGCCTGACATCTCAACGACGACCGGTCTGATCGTCAAGACTGACAGCGCTGGCGACGGCACGTACGCAACGACGTTGGCGATCACCACCAACTTTCTGCTGACACCGTTCAACGCTGCCGACTCAACACCGGCGTGGCCGTACACCTCGGTGACGATTGTCGACTCGATTGGTTCATACTTCCCGGTGTCTGGCTACGGCCGTCCCGGTGTGCAGGTCACCGCCAAGTGGGGATGGCCGGCTATTCCTGACGCAATCTTCAAGGCGTGCCTGATCCAATCCACTCAGCTGTACAAGGCGTCCGACGCAGTGTTCGGCGGCATCCAGATCGGTGACGGTGGCGTACTTCGTGTACGTGGCCAACTCAACCCGATGGCCGCAGCGCTCTGCGACGACTTCGTGTTGCTGCAATGACGGTCACCATCTCTCAGGTGCGTGCTGATCTTGCAGCGGCGGTGACATCAACAGGCTTGCGTTGCTCGGCGTACATCGTCGACCTCGTCAACCCTCCGTGCGCAATGGTGAGTCGTGGCCAGTTCAACCCGCAGATGATCCTCTCTGGAGGCAAGGCCACCTACCCATTCACGGTGCACGTCTACACCCAACGCGCAGCAGAGAAGGCGTCACAACAGGCGCTCGACTTATGCGCAGACGTCACCGGTGTTGCGTCGCTCGTCACCGCCATTCAGAACGGTTCGTTGTGGACAACAGCGACCGTTGACTACGCACAGGTGACGGGTGTCGGCGGCGAACAGATCGCTGACATCAACGGCATTCAGTACATCACAATCCAAGTCGACGTCGAGGTGGTCTTCTAATGGCATTCACAAGCGCTAACGCGTCACGTATCGTTATTGGTTCGTTGCACTATTCGGGCTATGCCACGCAGTTCGCGTTGAGCCGTTCGGTGGACATGCTCGAAACAACAACGCTGCTCGATACAGCGAAGACGTTCATCCCCGGTTCAAGCGATGCCACGGCGTCACTTGACTTCTTGTTGGACTCAGACGGTGCCGCAGGTGACTGGGCCCAGATGACGGCATGGAAGTCGTCGCAGCCAACACCGCTGTCGTACGCCCCGGTGGGCCTAACGACGGGTTCGTTGGCGTTCTTGATGTCAGCAAACGAGTCAGCGTTCAACGTCACCTCGTCGCTCACCAACCCGGTGTCGGGCAACTTGTCCGCCCAGGCAACCGGTGGCGCTGAGACCGGCGTTGTCGTTGAGAACCTGACGTCGATCGCTGCCACCGGTAACGGCACCGCCCGTGATGGCGCTGCGGCCTCCACTAACGGCGGTGTTGCCCACTTGCACGTCACGGCATGGAGCGGTGTCACATCAAGTGTCGTCACCATCGAGCATTCAGTCGACGGCGCTACAGCGTGGGCGACACTCGTCACCTTTGCGAGCGCTACCGCTGCCACCTCTGAGCGTGTTGTTGTCGCCGCTGGCACAACGGTGCGCCGCTACCTACGCGTTGTCGACACCTTGACGGGCACCCCTGTCTACACGCGTGGCGTGTTCTTCGCTCGCCGTTAACCAACCCGCACTACCAACCCATAACCCTTAGGAGTCATCATGGCCTTTCGCGCCGGAACAACCACCAAGATCTACATCGCCAACGCAGCTGGCGTCCTGACCGATCTGTCGCCGTACGCCGACAACCTCAGCGGGGCGCAGAATACGGCCATGCTCGAGGTCTCAACTTTCGGCACCGCCTCGAAGGTGTATGTGCCGGGCCTCATCGACAACGGGCAGTTGTCAATGTCTGGCCCACTCGACGCAGCGTTGTGGACACACCTCACCGCACTCGAAACCGCACAGCAGTCAGGTGGCTCAGCAGCCGCATCGTTCGTCATTGGTTGGGGCGGCTCGGTTGCCACCTACCCACGCACCGCAGGCTCGGTGTACGTCACCAGCACCGCCGTGACGTCGTCGAACTCGGGCGTGCTCACCTACACCGCCTCGCTGCAAGTCTCAGGTGCGGTCACCAACGGAACGTTCTAGTCGTGGCGGTTCAAGGCTTTGCTGCACTTGACCGGCGCATCGAGAAACTGTCCACCGAGATTGTCTCGGGCAAGTCAACGGTGAAGCTCTGCAACGCCGTTGGCTTGATGGCTAAATCCGCAGCCGCCGATGTTGGGGAACCATACAACTTGTCCAAGACGGGCACGCCAATGGAGTTCTCACGCTGGCCTAAAGCGGGCGTGCTGCAAGTCAAGTACCAGGTGAGCGACAAGGGCAGCGTCCTCATTCACCGCGCCCCTCTTTCTGCTGGGCCGTGGCGTGTTGCTGAGGAAGGCGTCAAGGCGCAAACCAAAGGCGACAAGCTCGAGGCCGGGTTCCGCAAGAACAAGAACGGCACCGTGGTGCAGAAGTACAAGAAGTCAAAGCGCACAACCAAGGGCGGCACCGGGCATTTCACGTGGTCGGCTTACAAGGCGATCGTGTTGCCCAAGGTGTCGCCGTTGATTGAGCGAGAAGTCAAGGCGTCACTGTTTCGAGCCGTTACCGGGGTTTAGGGGAGTCAGCACATGGGTATGCGCGAGACGTTCCAGATCATCATTGACGTCGCCACCGAGAACAGCCAGAAGTCGCTCAAGGGCTTGCGCTCTGAAGTGTCAAAGACTGAGGGCGGCTTCAACAAGTTCAAGGTCGGCGTCTCTGGCGGCATGGACTTCGTCAAGGACCACGCGGCCTCGTTCGCCCTCGGTGCAGGTACGGCGCTTGTTGGCTTCGGCATCAAGGCCGTCGCCGCCTTCGAGGAGACCGCCAAGGCTGCGCTTGATCTGAGTTCAGCCACCGGCCTCGCCGTTGAGGACGCCAGCCGCTGGATCGCCGTTGGCGATGACTTCCAGATCTCAGCCGAAACCTTGCAGTCCAGCATCGGCAAGATTGGTAAGTCGCTCGACGCCGACAAGTGGTCCAAGTACGGCATCGCCACTCGCGACGCCGGCGGCCAAGCCCGTGACGCCAACGACATCCTCACAGAGTCACTCGGAATGCTGTCGAACATCGAGAACGGCACCGAGCGCGCCCGTGTCGGCAACGAGTTGTTCGGCAAGGGATACGCAGGGCTGTCGCCAATGATTGGCCACACCACTGACGAATACAAGAAGATGCTCGGCACCGTCGAAAAGGGCCAAGTCATCACCAAGGCCGAAGCCGAGCGCGCAGAGAAGATGCGCCTGGCACAAGACAAACTCAGTGACGCTCTCAAGGACGTCACGCTCGCAGCTGGGCAAGCCGTCACCGAACTCGCCCCCGCCATCTCTAGCGTTGCCGACTTCGTCACCGAGATCAACAACTTGGGCAGCAAGCTGGGCGGCAGCGGCGGCGGTGGACTGTTCAGCACAATCATTGACGGGATCAAAACAAGTCCACTTGAGCAGACTTTCCACATTGCCGCCAACTGGGGCAAAAGCGCGTGGGGCTACATCAGCGGCTCAACAGATAAGGCCGAACGAGACGCCGCTGCGGCTGACTCTGCGGCGAAAGCTGTCGAGCATCTTGGTACGACGTCGCGCGCCTTTGCGGTGGCGAAGGGTCCGGTAGATGATTACAGGAACGCAAACGAGAAACTCAAGCCTGCAATCGACCACGTCACGACATCGCTTCAAGACGAGATTGATGCCGCCAACCGGCTGCGGCTCACAGAAATGGCCGCAATCGACATCAAGTACGCGTACGCCCTAGCGATCCTTGATGGCAAAGACGCCATCTCCAAGTTCGACGCCGTGATGAAGGACAACAAGTCAACGACGGAAGACGCAGAGCGCGCTTACATCGTTGCAGAAAAGGCGATCGCTGATACAGCCAGAGCCTACGCGACAAGCAAGGGCGACGTCGATGGATCTACGCAGTCGATCAATGATCAGATCGCCTCGCTGTATATCCAAGCGTCAACGTTGGCCCCTAACAGTCCGCTCATGGTTGGACTCAGAGAACAGTTGGCGCTACTCCAAGGCATCGCTGCGGCTAATGCGGCAGGCTCGATCTATTACGGCCAGGTCGCGCAAGGCAGGAAGGCCAACGCCATGCCGGGGGACTTCCCGACGCCGCTCGGCGGCGTGTCCTTCCCGCCGCCACCGCCAC